GAACATGGAATATTCAAGAGTGCTGGTGCTGGTGGCCCTCCTGTTACTGGAGGCATCTTGATGGATAGGACAAAGTTTGCCCCTATTAACGTAGTAGCGACTAACCAGATAGAATGGACCTTCACCATAGCGTTCACTTCAGGGGGATAATGAAAAGGATATTAGCAGGTAGAAAAGCAGTCGAGGAATACAGAGAGGCTCATGCCAAACTTGATGACACCAATGGCCTAGACCATATGCCAATACACAATGAATTGCTCAGTAAACTCAAGGAGCTTGGCTTTGATTCTCTTCAAGACTTCTTTGCAGCTAGTCAGCAAGCAAATATAGAAGCTCTATCTAAAGCAGTCATTAAGGTGAAATACTGTGATGGTTGTCCAGGCAAGGAGAAAAAGACGTGTGTTGCTGGTTGCTATGATAAAGCTATGGAAGAGCGCAATGGCCCTGCCGAAGAGCTAAGAAAATCAAGGGCTAAAAGACTGGCAAATGCTCATAGGTTTACACCAGAGCACTGGGCATCTCATCTACCTCTAAAAGTAGGAGATGAGTTCTCGATGTATCCAGATTGTAATATTCTTCTTAGAGTAATTAAAGAAGCTGAAATAGATTGGATGTGGAGATAATAGATGACTACACATATTCTGAGGCCAAACGCGGATGCTGATGCTACTGAGTTAGCTCTTGCGGGAGCACCAACAAACTGGCAGTGTGTAGATGAGGCAGTTGCCAATGACTGGACAGATACTGTTAAGAATGTCGTTGCTGCAGCAGCATGGCGATATGACCTCTATGATTCTGTAGACCCTGTGTTTGTGGGGATAATAACATCAGTAACGATTTGGGTTCGCTGTTCTTGCCCTTCTGGAGATGGAGGTGGTAGCTGCAGAACTGTTATAAAAACACTCGGCACTGAGTACAGAGGAGACACTCATGCGCTTCCTGCTGACAATACCTTTTATAACTTCTCGACAGTATATAATAACCATCCAGCTGGTGGAGCATGGTCATTAGCACAGGTCGGGGCTCTTCAAATAGGAGTTGATCTTCTTAATCAACTAGTTAAGGAATACGGAGACCCTGCCTGCACACAAGTCTGGGCAGTAATAACCTACAAAGTAACTCAGGCCACAGGTGGTGGGGCAATAGCCATAACTGGTACTCTCGTAAGACTTCCAAAGCTTGCAGTTGGTGCAGGTTCAATCGCAATTGCTGGAGCTCTTGGTAGAGGTATTGCTAGAGATATTGGTGAAGGAGCCGTTGCCTCATCGGGTGGCTTAGTAGCCAGGTTCGTTAATTTCCAAAAGCCTGCAATCGTAAAAATAAATGATGTCAAGGTTATCTTGCTTCGAGATTCACTGTATATAGACAGGAGGATAGAGGCACGTAGTATAGCTGGATTTACTGTCATAGATAAAGCTGGTACTTCTCACTATACGAAAGGCGAGCCTGTTCTAATATACGATAATGTCAATGTCCTGGCTTTCAGTGGGGTGATTGACACCCCTGAAGAGGAAGAAGATGGTAATGGTCTTCTGCATCATATAACCTGTGCCGATAACCATTACCTGGCTGATAAGCGACTCGCTGCTGCATCTTATATCGATACCCTGGCTGGCGGTATCGTCGAGAGCCTGCGGGCTACATATCTAGCTGGTGAAGGCGTAACAGTTGGAGTGATACAGGACGGCCCTATTCTTAAACAGGTAGTGTTAAATTATGTGAGAGTATCTGAAGCTTTTGATGCTTTAGCTGAAAAGGCGAACTTCATTTGGAATATAGATGAGTTAAAGAAGCTTAACTTTATTGATAGAGCAACTAATGCAGCTCCTTGGGCTGCTACAAGAGATGAAATAATAAGAGGCAGTGCAAGGCTCTCGGGAGGCAGTCCTCTCTATCGTAATCGTCAGTATATACGGGGTGGTAAAGGAGAAACAGACCCACAGACAGAAACTTTCACTGGTAATGGAGATACGAAGGCTTTTACTGTAGGTTATCCGATTGCCCTAATACCGTCAGGTACCACTGGCTCAGTTTCAGTAACGAGCAGAGACCCTGTGCTTCAGACTGTTGGTGTTAAAGGTATAGACGTAGCCAAAGATTGTTACTGGAACAAAGGCGATGCGACTATCGCTTTTGACATAGCACCTGAAAATGCTGAGACTGTGACGATTGTTTATACTGGAGAATTTAATATCATTACATTAAGTGAAGACGACGATGGTATTCTTAATAGACGGACAATTGAAGGTGGAGGTACAGGTTATGTAGATGATATCGCCCGCGACCCTAATATAACTACACTGGCTGCTAGTTTTGAGGCAGCAGCTAAGAAACTCCAGAGATATGGTGTCTTGGGTAGGAGGTTCATTTATCAGACTCACGATGCAAGATTAGTACCTGGAATGCTGCAATCAATAACTTATTCTCCGTTTAATCTCAGTACTAACCCAATGCTCATAGAGGCAGTAAGAATGCAAGGCCAGGGTAAGCTATTTACAAATACTATTACTGCCATCGAAGGCCCAGAAGTAGGTGGTTGGGCAAAGTTCTTCCAGCAGATAGTTGAAAGAGAGAAATTGATAGATAGGCTAACTGTAGGAGGAGGCGAAACAGAAACTACCTTAGTACAGAAAAGCGAGGAGCGGGGTTGGCAAGAGGCAGTTAATGTCATAGTTATGGACGTTGAGATATTGAGACCTAATGCTGCTGGAGATGAAACAGATATAGCTCACCAATATCCCGATAGTGATTCACACTGGGATAAAGTAGATGAGGCTATAACAGATGAGAATGGTACATATGTTTATGAAGGTCTACTAGGTTATCGTAGAGATTTGTACAATCTTCCAGCTCATGCTGGGACTGGGGTGATATACTCCGTTACAGTTTATATTCGGTGTAGAAGCGTTGGAGGATATTCTAAAGCTAAACCGTCTATAAAAAGCGGTGGTGTCGTGTCGGATGGCGATATAATAGAACCAACTATCCCCTTTGCGACATATCATTATCAGTGGCTCAAAAACCCAGCAGACGATGAAGATTGGGAATGGGCTGACATAGATTCGCTGCAGATTGGTATGTCGCTTCTAGAGACACTCTGTACCCAAGTTTGGGTTGAGGTCGAACATATCGCATAGGAGTTTTATATGAAAATATCAGAATTAAGATGTTGGAGCAGCAATATCAGGATTATTATTCGTAACCTTGACGGCTCTATTAAAGATGTAGTCGAGTTGCATAACAAGATAAATGACCTCGATTTGAATATGATGCGAGATGCTCTCAAGGGCACAGTAACTGACCTGAAACTTCATTACATGGCTTGGGGCAGTGATGATACAGCACCAGCAGCTGGCGACACCAAGCTCATTGCTGAGTTTGGCAGAAAATTAGTGACTCTTCAAGAGGCTGGAGCAACAGGTATATTGGTGACTACTACTTATGTAGCCCCATATGAAGGCAATGAAGAGACGATAGAGGAGCTGGGATGGTTTGCTGGGCCTCTTGCCTCAGCAGTAGTAGATACTGGTGTACTCGTAGGTAGAGTTCTTTATTCTAGGGCGAAGACTGAATTGGAGAGTTTACAAGTCGAAAGAACAGATACGTTCTCGGAGGTGACGTAATGACTGCGAAACAGATTCAAACCTTGATGACTGGACTGGTAGTACTGACTTGTGTTATTGGTGGTATAACACTGATTTGCAATGGCATCGATGGCAGAGTAGGAGTTGTCTTGTTGATTATCGTTGCTGGCTATCTCGGGATTGACTTGTCACCATGGATGCCGATAGGGAGGAATCAGAAGAAGAAAGACAATAGCTGCTGTGATAAGGAAGATAAAATATGAAATATTGGATTTCTGCCACAGGCTCCGCTTCGCTCCGCCTGATGGCAGAACGATTTAGTGTAATGCTTGTGAATAGCAGAGGGCACGTTCTTACCGGGTTTGGGTAGGTTATGCCCAGAGAAAAAAGTGACGAATAAAGTTTACCTGGGGTATTATAGATGGGGTTTACTTTTTATGGGAAATATGTTATAGTAATAGTAGAAGCCCCAGCAAAAATAAGAAGGAGGACATTTAATGACATCAGAATCTAAAACACCAGAAGAGCGTATCTCATCACTGGAAGATGGTATGAGCACCGTCTTGGACATGCTTGAGGATTTGAGCAAACAGGTCAAGGGGATGGGCCCCAAGAAGGGCGGGTTATTTGGCGGCAAGAGAACCAAAACTGCAATCAAGGATACAAAGACCGGCATAGTGTATCCGTCGAAGGCAGGTGTGGGTAAGGCTCTAGCCGGAAAAGATGACTTTGCTGACCTGGATCCTGGAAATTCCTTTGTGTACTATCAGATGATAGGGAAGTCACCAGAGAGGTTTGTTGACGCTACTGAAGCAGAGGCAGAGAAGGTCTGGGCGGACGGCAAACTTGTTGCAGAGAAAGAGCGCGCGGAGTCCCAGAAGAGGTTAGATGCAGAAGCGGAAGGTGCGAAGAAGTAGGTAACAAATAACATACGGGGCTTCAAGGACATGGGGGCAAAGGCGCGGGCTGATGCCCCCATGTAATCTCTAGAACGTGCGATATTCATACCCAAATGTGGCTGAGTTTATGCAAGGTAAGGCTGCTGAACAGGCTTAGGAATAAAGTTACTTTTTTAGTCGATACCATAGACGTGCCTGCGTAGTTCATAGCCAACCTATATTTCGCTTGCAGTTGCTAGCGCGCTATAATTATTATAGACAAAGTTAGAAAGGGGGACGGTACAATGCCAGAAGCAATTGTAACAACCTTAGAATGCTCCAAGTGCGGGCATAAGTGGGTTGCAAGAGTGGCAAGGCCGGTTAGGTGTCCTGCGTGTCTCTCGCCTTCATGGAATGCTGGGAGTTGGGAACCAGAGCCAGAGAATGAGCCTTGGATTCCTGAGGAAGAAGCGGAGAGCATTGCAGATAGGATTGCTCGGCTTAAGGCACAACTAAGGGAGTGACTATCTGAATGCAATGGTATAATACTAAATAACATACCATTGCATATGGGAGGTGACTGTGGGTACTGGACCATCAAAACTGCAAAGGCGGATTCTTAGAGTGATACGTCAACGTGATGCAGCTGGTGAATTTTCAACAGCCGGGGATATCGCTGTATCACTTGATAAAGACGACCGCATTTACTACCGGGGGCATTGGGTCGACGGACATGACTACTACGCAACCTGGCGAGCTTTGAAGCGGCTAGAAGCTAGAGGACTAGTGTATCACGGCAGAGGTTTTAGGTGGACTCTCAACCTTGAGAAAGTATCGTGGTGGGACCTACTGAAAGATAAGCAGAAGAGACACCCCCTATACTCAGTCATTGAACTCTACGATGAAGTTGTCAAAGAGTTGCACTTGAAGCATAGTGATGCCGACCTCGAAGAGTTTATTTGGGTTCAGGCAGGGCACGGCTGGAGCAAGCGCGAGTTGGATAACGCAGCCTGGGGAAAAGAAATAAATTACGTGGATGATGATGAGCAAGACAACTAAGGCACAACTAAGAGGTGATTATCAGAATGCAATGGTATATAAGCTGCTTCTATACCATTGCACACAGATAATAACTACGAGTACTGAACCATAAAAGAGGTAAACCATGACAACAAAACAATCACCAGAAGCTAGTATGGCAATAATAACAGCAAAGACTAAGATGCAGGGTGTGTTGGCTCGGGTTAACCGGCTCAGGAGGTGGGCAGATGCCATTGAAACCCTTGACCCAGATAACCCTATCATTGACGACAGGATATGTGACGGAGGAATATGTGCCTTCGCGGCTTCTCTTATCTTTGAAGGCGACGAAAAAATAATTCCCGGAATTGAATTCATCAAGAAACGATATGCACCACCAGATATCCTCAAACTTCTGATCAAGCCGGAGGTAAAGAGAGTACTCCTTGAGGCTGAGCGTCAAGCACTCAAAGAGGGCTATCCTCTTCCGGCGTGGCAACATCCTCCTTGGATCTCGCAATGATGAAACAGCAAAACCGTGAGCTTGGTGAGCCCTAATGGTAATTCTGTACTATGAACTATTAACCTACGCTAATAACTTTCAACTTGCACTAGCAACTTTTAACCCTCACTTGCAATTATTAGCTTTCATTAGCAACTTTTGGCTTTCACTAGCAACACTATATAGAGGGCTACCGTAGTAGTGTTGCTGGTGAAAGCCAATAATTACTAGTTAAGGTTAAAAGTTGCTAGTGCAAATAGGAGCTCATCAGATGCAAAGCAGTCCTTGGAACACCGAAGACAATACAAGCATCAAAAATTCATGGAATACAGAACAATCAAAGATGTTGAGCGCGCCTTGCAAATATATCGGGGCGTACGGCAAATACAAATACAATATCTCGGTTCAAATACATCGTTGCCGTAGATGGGACTGCAGAAAGGGGTGTGGTATGGCACATAAACAAGAACTCGTTAACCATTTCACTAAATTACTCGAAGGCAGGACACTATACACGAGAGAGTTTGAATTTGACGAAGACTACTGGAAGGATATGCAAATTCAGATAAGTCACTCAAAACAGGGGTTTCTGCTTGTGAAAACAGTAACCTGGAATGAAGATGAACCTTGGTGGACCGGCAAAGCGGTATTGATAATGGACCACATGCTTGTCGCTATCGATAAACCCAAAGAGGGTATTAAAGAGCTCCTGGAGAGGATTATTCCAGATAGGACACCCTCAGAAACAGAGAAGTCGCGGCCTGTAACATACTCGAGGAAGTGGGCACCACCAAAAGAAGAGAAGGAAGTATCTGAAGACAGAGTTGTTGTAAGGTATCTTCCTCAAAAGTTTGCCTTCTGGGTTGCGGAAGAACTTGATATAAGAATCGCGGGTAAATATATTAAAGTAGACAGCGAAGATAACGGGGATTGGATAAAATGGAGAGATACCATAGTGTATTACTACAAGGAGATATACAGGCGGATTAAAAAACGGTGCGGGAATAGTCTTGCGCAGATGACAGATGAGAGACAGGAAAGGGAAGTGGTGAAGGAGAGCAACCTTGTAATGAAGGAAACTGTGAACAAAGAGGCACCAAGTGTCTCAGAAATCGCAGAGGCTGTAAAGAAAGAGGTAGAACTAAAAGAGGCCAAAGCAGGCAAATAATGTAAGTGAATTAAGGGGGAGCAAATGGAAATGAAAAAGTATCGATGGGGATATGTGAAAAAGAGGATTGGTGAAACAGGGAACTTGGTGGGAAACGGTAATTTTGCAGAAAGGCCCTATATTGACCCAGAAGTGCAGGATGACGAGGGACACGCTGTTATGATTGATGACCAGGTAGTTTATTTGCCAACAGGTGCTATTATCACGGGGGTGATAGAAGACTTGCCTTTTACGGTTCTCCATTTTCTGGTTCCTGATGAGGATATAAAGATAAATGAATAACCAAGACATTCTCGAACGGGTTAATCGGCTCAAGGAACAAATGGTGCAACAGGACAACCAGCCAAAGAGCCCTATTGTTGATTGGCCCCAAGGAAAATATCACACCATCTCAGCAGACCCTCCTTGGGATCTTCGTGAACTCGGTTACCAAGGATACGAGGCCACAGGTAAGAAATGGGGTATTCACGCTGGAATGTTCTATGACCTTATGACAACAAGGGAAATAGGTGGTCTTCCTGTTAAGGACCTGGCTGCAGATAACGCTCATCTTTATCTATGGACAACCCATAACTTTATCGGGCCTGCGATAGAAATCATAGGTAAATGGGGATTCAAGTATAAGAGTTTACTCGTATGGGTGAAGAAACCTGGGATGGGAATGGGTTACCATTTCCGGTATTGTACTGAGTTCCTGTTGTTCGGTGTTAGGGGCAGTTTAAGAACCCTTGTAAGAGACCAACGTGATTTTTTCGAATCAGCGAAAATAGGACACAGCAGGAAGCCAGAAGTGGCTTATGAGATAATAGAAAGGTGTAGTCCAGGACCAAGGATTGAGTTATTTGCGAGAAACAAGAGGCCAGGATGGGATTCTTGGGGGAAGGAGATTGAATGATGGATATGAGAGAGCAAATTGAACAGTATTTATCCTTGGGGTTTTCCCTGATACCGTTGCAGCCAAGACAAAAAACTCCATTGGTAAAGTGGAAGACATTCAAACTTTCCGTGCTGGCCGTAGACTACTATCAGAAGAAGAATGCCAATTGGGCCATTCGTTCTGGTTTATTACCTTCCGGGGACTGGTTGTGGTTCCTTGACCTGGACAGAAAAGAGATGCTGGGTGAACTTTACAAGAAACATCCACCATTGAAATCTATGCCATTGGTGTCTACGAGTCACGGCTGGCATCTGTACGGCACCTGGAAAACAGAGCCCAAGACACAACACCTTGATGGTGTGGACATCATATGTAACGGGTATGTTGTGGCTCCACCGAGTGTGCATCCTGATGGGCACATATACAAGTGGATTACGCCATTGAAAGGGGTACCCCCCACTTACAACCCGGGTTGGCTTGTCCCAGAAGCACAAAAACCAGTTATTGTTGCCCCTGCAGTGAGCAGCAGTTGGGAAACGGAGGAAGGATACATGTGGCAAGATAACTATAAAGGTGTCAGCGAGGGCAATAGACATAATCGGCTCATACAAATCATTGGTGCCCTTTGCGCAAATGAGAAGACTGAGAAACAGATACTGGATACTGTGATGGGGTGGAATAAGCGGAATGGGCCGCCCTTGAGGAAGGAGGAGATAGAAGAAACTGTAGAGTCTATGTATAGGGAGATGCTTGGGGGCACTCACTAACTCGCTTAATCGCTCCCCGTAGGCCCGAAGGGCCGAAGGGGGAATACATAATAGGAGGACATGAAATGGGTACAAGCATCGATTGCGAGGCACTATTGGATCAGTGTTGGAGTTTGATAAATAAGGCATATAGAGAAAAGTATGGTAAAGCAGGGGTGGGGTATCATAAGCCTGAGTTCAGGGTGGTGTTGTCCGTTGAGGAGATACGAGCGCTGCGAGGGCATGTTGCCAACCTTCCATCAGATAGAAGGACGTTTATAGGTATTGATGACCGAACCATTTTTGGTCATGAATTACTAGAGCAGAAAAGGACACCATACATAGAAGCAATGATGCAGTAATATAAGGAGGACACAAGATGAAGATTAAAGCTTTTGATTGTGCTGCTGTGGGATTTCTCTTAGCATTGAGTGTCAATCTCGTAATACCTTTCGTGATTGCTTATTCTTCAGGCCATGATGCAGTTAATCTCATGTTTAATGAGTATGGCGAGAAGCACGTAGAAGCTGTGTTGTTCCCATTGTGGTTTATGGCTGGCATTATCACGTTCATAAGGTTAATTAACATCTATAGGAAGCAAGGTAGAAGAGCAAAGAAGGAGGATCCTGATGACCACTAAAATCCGCGACATTATCTTCTTCACACGCATATCCATCGCACTCGCATTTCTCTTGTATTGCATCATACGCGCGGTGGATGGCTAGAACATGGTTGTGACGTACACAGATTGAAAATAGTTACCGGATAAAGTTAACCATAAGCCCCGTGCGTAATTGTACTTTTTGTTGCAACCTAGCTAAAATGTAGGTAATATATAGTACATTTAAGAGGGCGGGTACAACCTTGGAGTGGATCTGAGGGTACCCGCCCTCTTTCTATTCTTAAGGTTGTTCCCGCTCAACAAGGAAATCTCACATGGCTGGTGCGTGGGATACAGAAGATGAGATAACTGAGACGTTGCAGGAACGACTGACAAGGCTGAGAAGCAGTCTCATTGCTGATAAACAGCCCTTCAAACAAGCTGCTACTCCTGCTTCTTGGAAACCAGGCCAATCCGGTAATCCCAATGGCCGCCCACCTAAAGCTTCCTGTGTTACGTCCGTTGCTAAAGAACTACTTGATAAACCAGCAGATCTCCCACCTGATGCACCTGATTTTATGGAGGGTTGGTCTTGGGCTAAACTCATCGCCTACAACTTCATTGTCAAAACTGCTAAAATTGATGCACCTATACTCAAAGAGTTCCTTGACCGCACAGAAGGTAAGGTGGTGCAGCCAGTCGAAGCCAGTGGAAAAGGTGGGGCTCCTCTGTTTGACATGAGTGTTCTGGTAGAGAAATTAAAGCAAATGGCAGGAGTGGAAGATGAGTAATACTCCAATTGCTGGTAAGGTAACTCCTGAGATATTGGCCTTGATGAAAGAACTTAGAGCGTCAGGAATGTCTCAAGATGCAGTCAGTAAGCAGTTAGGTCTTTCCCGGAATACCATCCGGTATCATACTGAACCAGGGAAGAAAGAGAGTGAGTTGGAAAGAGCTACTGCTAGGGGTATCCGTGCAAAATACGAGGCGTTCAGATTGCTTGGTAGCAAATGTATTCAGTGTGGGGACACCCGCCTGGAAATCCTTTGCATCAACCATATCAATGGTGATGGTGCGGAGGATGAATTTTCGGGCATAGGACAACTCATTTATCGAGCTATCTGTGCTGGAAAAAGGACCACAGATGGCCTCAATCTTCTTTGCCCAAACTGTAATGTTCTTCACGAATATGCTCTTGGTAGGCGGACAGGTGAAAGCCGGCCAGGCAAATTACATACTACTGTGATCAAGATGCTTGGAGGAGTATGTGTTAAGTGTGGATGTACTGACCTCCGCGTTCTTGAGGTTAACCATATAGATGGGGGCGGCAAGACGGAGTACCTCAGCAAGAGCAATCAAGCTTTTTACTGGAAAGTCTTCTATGGAGAAAGAACTATTGATGACTTGAATGTTATGTGTGCTAGCTGTAACGCATTATATGAGTATGAACGCAAGGCAGGACTTGTCCAATGACTACCGCTTCATTACTTGAACGTGCCGCTAAGAACTTCGGTGCTGAAAAGCTCGCTGAGCAGTTCTCACCTGAAGAGTGGCAGGCATTGAAGTATGAATGGTCTATTTGGGCGCGTCCTTCCCAACTTCCACCACCTGGTGATTGGCTCGTCTGGTTGATGTTGGCAGGACGAGGATTTGGAAAAACGCGCGCAGCTGGCGAATTCGTTATTGAAGAGGTTAAAGCTGGAAGAGCTAAGCGAATAGGGTTTATTGCCAAGACGCCAGCTAATGCGCGTGATGTTCAGGTAGAAGGGGAGAGTGGTATTATGAATATCTCATCCCCTGATTTCATGCCGAATTATGAACCATCCAAACGTAGACTTACGTGGCCTAATGGTGCACTGGCGACTATCTACTCCAGTAAAGAGCCAGCACATCTTAATGGGCCCCAGCATGACCTCATATGGATGGACGAACTCCGTACATTCTACACTGCTCAAGAAGTCTGGGACATGGCCATGCTTGGTCTGCGTCTTGGTTCACACCCACGCTGTGTTGTCACTACTACCCCACTACCAACCAAGCTAATCAGAGAGCTCGTTAAGATGCCGGACGTTGTAATTACGGGCGGCACCACCTATGAGAACAAATCCAATCTTGCGGCCTCATTCTACAGTCAGATAGTTAGCAGATACGAAGGCTCCAGACTTGGTGAACAAGAACTCCACGCTAAATTACTTGATGATGTTCCGGGAGCCCTCTGGTCCCGCAGCATCATCAACTACAAGCCGGCTCCAGATCTCGTACGCGTAGTGGTAGCAGTAGACCCAGCGGTCACTAGTAAGGATACGTCAGACGAAACCGGTATTGTAGCCGCTGGTCTTGGCATTGATGGTCAAGGATACGTTCTTGCTGACCGTTCAGCAAGAGTCAGCCCTTATGCTTGGGCTCGAAGAGCAGTGCAGGCATTCAGCGATTTCAGTTGTGATAAGGTTATTGGTGAAGTCAATAACGGTGGTGAGTTGGTTGAAGTAACCATACGTACTGTCGATAAGAATATTCCATACAAAGCAGTCCATGCTAGCCGGGGGAAATATACACGTGCTGAGCCTGTGGCTGCGCTTTATGAACAAGACAGAGTGCATCATGTTAAGCCGTTCACAGAACTGGAAGACCAGATGTGTACATGGTTAGCTGAAAGTGGAGAATCCCCTGACAGGATGGATGCACTAGTATGGGCAATAACCGAACTGATGCTTAAAGAAGAAAAAAGACCACAGTTTCTGAGGATTAGATAATGGTAATGAGTAAATTACGCAACAGGTTGGCCGGTGTAATTTCTGCCAAGGCAGACACTACAGTTCCTTTAAGCCCTTATCAGGTTCTGTCCATGCAGACTGCAGACGTCCCAGTTTATACTGATCTCACAGTGCGCAAAGCAGTCCGCGAGGGTTACAAGATCTCAGGTGATGTTTATCGGTGTGTGCGGGAAATTGTACAGGCAATCTCAGGTATTCCGTGGGTGGTTCTCGACAAAGACGGCGAAGTTATCCCTAACCATGATTTCGCTAAGGTATGGGCACACCCTAACAAACAGTTCTCGGGGCAAGACAATATGGAGCTCATCGTTGCTCATCAATTACTCGTCGGCAACTCGTTAATCCAGCCAATCATCGTAGGTAGTAGACCTCGTGAGTTCTGGGTTTGCATGCCTGACCTTATCCATCCAATACCATCAAGTAAGCCCGGTGAATGGCTCGCTGGTTATCAGGTAACTAGTGCAGATGGCACTCAGAGAAACGTGCCACCTGAGCAGTTTATTCACTTCATGTTGCTGGATCCTGGCAATCTTTATTGGGGAGTTGGGCCTCTCCAGGCCGCAGCCCGCACCGTCGATACCGATAATGAAGCTCAAGACACACAAAAAATATCGATGCAGAATCGTGGCATACCGGATGGTGTCTTTGAAGTAGAAAAACCCTCTGGAGAGGAGGACCATCTAACACCTGAACAATACGAGGAAGCAGACCGAAGAATCAAAGAACACTATCTCACCAAAGAAAAGAGGCGTATGCCTTGGGTAATAGCTGGTGGTAAGTGGCATCAGATGAGTTTAACTCCAGCTGAGATGGACTTCATCAAGTCTCGCCTCTCCAACAAGCGTGATATAGCTGGCACATTCGGCATCAGTTCGATATTCCTTGGAGATATGGAGCATTCCAGTTATGCTAACATGGCAGAAGCAAGGAAAGCGCTATATCAGGATGTTGGTATTCCTATGCTTGATGATATTAAGAGTACTTTGAATCTTAGAATTGCCCCGATGTATGGTGAGGGTATTACAATCTCGTACGACGTATCTAAGGTACTTGCATTACGGGAAGACCACAAGAAGCAGGCCGAAACGGGAAAGATGTACTTTGATATGGGTGTTCCTTTTGACCAGATAAATGAGAAGCTGGAAATGGGGTTCTCTGAGTTCCCAGGTTGGGATAGGGGATACTTACCGTTGAATTTATTGCCAACTGGCTCATCGGGTTTATCGGAGCCGGCGGCAGAAGGAATGAGCAAAGCCCTCAACATGGAAACCGAGGAGCAGAAAACGGCACACTGGAAACGCATAGATAGACGCAGAGTTGCTTGGTGGCAGGTCGTCGCGAAGAAAGTTTTACCGCTTTATGAAGCTGAATCTGCAGCAGTAGCAAAAGCCCTGAAGGATATTAAGGCAGTAAGATCCAAGGCCATGACGCCCCGTGATTGGGAAGAAGCATACTCAGAGAATCCGCCTCATTGGGCTGTGGACTTAACGCCGTCGTTGTTTGCTCAGGAATTCACTGATGAGTTGACTGATAGGGTCTTCTTCAAATCATTACTTGAAATCGGTTGCGGGAACGGCCGCGATTCAATCTTCTTCGCACGTGGAGGATTGGATGTAACGGCTATTGATGTGGCTCCTAGTGCCATCAAACTCGCTCAAGAGAACGCGGAGAAGGCTGAGGTGTCGATTAACTTCAAGGTGGCTAATGCCGAGAAGTTACCGTTTGATGACGGTCAATTCGAGTCTGTGTTCTCCTTGTCTGTGTTACATGCCACTGACCTTCAGAAGTCTATGCCTGAGGTTAATAGGGTATTAAAGAAGGACGGGCTTGCATTTGTCTACATATACGGGGATACACAGTTTGCTGATGGCAAGCGAGATGAAGTTATCACCGAAGATGGCTATTTAGAGCTGGCCAAGGGTCTGAACTTCACTGTGCTCGACATATACACTGAACAAGAGAAAAACTTTGATGAGTTTGGAGAGAAGCATTTGATAATCGTGTCATTACTGAAGAAAGCAGGAGAACCTGAATGATCTGTGCTCAGAAGGGAGAAGTGAACAAATGACAGTGATGATAGTGTTACATGCGGTCAGTTTCTTTGTTGGGGTGTTTGTCGGCAGTATCATATGGCACATATTAAAGGATAGAAAGCAGGAAAGCAAGAATGAACGAATGCCACGAAGCAGTTGAAATCGATGGGCGCTACGTCTGCCAAGCAAAGAAGTGTCCTCACCGTGTGAAGGACGGCGGTTGTAAGCTCGGCAAAGTGAGCTTAGCCTGCAGTAACATCGCTTGCAACTGGAATAAAGCAGGCCGTTGTATATCCATGGATGTTATACTTGATGCTAATGGGAGATGTCAAGGAGCAGTGTACAAATGAAACTAAAGCTCGCGACAAAGCAATACAGGAGCAAGAACTCAGCTGAGTTGGTATTAGCCGTAGAGAAGGCAATAAAAGGACAGAGAGGAGACTGGGAAAAGCTGATGACGGCAATATTGGCTTCACTTATCGAGGACTTTGGCAACGAAATCGCTGAGGACCTGGGCGCTGAGACACCCAAAGCTGCACAAACACCGTTCTCGGAGGGCCGAAGGCCCGGAGAGGCAAGCAAAAGTGCGAAATGGGTATTTGATCCTGTAAGTGCGGCAGCCAGAGCGTGGATAATCAAGAACGGTGCTGCCAGCGTCAAGAGCATCCTGGACACCAATTTAGCCGATGTAAAACTCGTTATCTTGGCAGGGGTGGACGAGAACTTAACTACCCCACAAATTGCTCGTAATATCCGTCAGTTCTATACAGACCAGTCAGCTGGTAAAGCAATGAGGGTAGCCCGCACAGAGGTATCACATGCTGCAGGGTTTGGACAGCGGGAGGCTGCACGTCAATCAGGCGTTGTTAAGACCCACACATGGATTACTTCACGAGATGACCGTGTGCGTGATGCCCACGCTGCTATGGATGGTGAGACAGTACCATTAGATAAAGCTTACTCGGATGGCTCCATGTATCCAGGTGAGCAAGATATTAACTGCAGATGTGTTGAAGCATTCGGGACAGGGAGATAAGATGTATAGAATAGATAGGAGTACATTAAAGGAGGTGAATTATGGCGGAACGCAAAACTGTCAAGTTTGAAGTCAAGCAGGTTGATGAGGACGCGGGTACCTTTGAAGGATATGCTGCCACCTTCTCCAAGAAGCCTGACAGTTATGGCGACATAATCGACAAGGGAGCTTTCACCAAGACTCTCAAGGAGGCAGGCAACCGGGTAAAGATTCTTTTTAACCATAGCATCATGGAGCCTATCGGCAAGCCTACAGAGCTTTCAGAGGATGATAAAGGACTCTTCGTCAAGGGCAAACTGAGTCTCGGAGTCCAGCGTGCTCGTGAAACGCTGAGTCTTATGAAAGATGGTGTCATAACGGAGCTTTCATTCGGCTACGATACAATGAAGGAGTCCTATCAAGGCGGCATCCGGCATCTCCAAGAGGTACGCCTTTGGGACACTTCACCAGTCGTCTTTGCTGCTAACCAGGAAGCTGTTATAATGAGTGTTAAAGGGGCTACAACCTTCACTGATTTACCCCTTGCTGACCGAAGTCTTGCATGGGATGGTGCAAGAGCCGAACGACGAGTCCGGGCTTGGGCTGGCGGTGAGGACAACATGAACTGGAACAAGTATCGCCAGGCTTTCTTCTGGTATGATGAGGAAGACCCAGAACTACTTGGTTCATATAAGTTGGGGTTTGCAGACATCATCAACGCACGGCTTACTGCTATCCCGCGGGGCATATTCGCAGTTGCCGCAGTGTTGATGGGCGCACGAGGTGGTGTTGATATATCAGAGGCTGACAAGATGAAGGTCAAGTCACACGTCGAGAAATATTATGCTAAGATGGCCAAGGAATTCGACGATGATACTATAATAGCTCCTTGGAATAAAGCAGGAGCTGAACCCACAGAAGAAAAGACAGGCCGGGTGTTATCGGCAGCCAATATAGACAAAGTGCAAGCCGCGTTAAACGCTCTCCAATCACTTCTTGATGCAGCGGCAGAGGAGAATGACCCGGAGAAATCCAGTCATCTCTCGGAAGCTGTTAAGGAAGCCGAAGAACTGGAGGGAGTTGTGAGTGCACTGAAGGCAGAGAACGAAGGCTTTAGTACCAAAGAGGCAGAAGGCCGTATTGAAGCCATACTTGTCCAATTGAGGAAATAAACACGGAGGTAATTGACATGGATCCAAAAGAACTTGCCGCATTAGTTCAGAGTGCGGTAGATGAACTCCATAAGGCAGTCGAGCGCCAAGATGGAGAGATTAAGAAGCTCGGCGCACCCACTGCTGAAACGAAAGCAGCCATCGATAAAATCAATACTGACATCACTGCCCGACTGGATGAGATGGAAGCCAAGTATCAGCGCCAGACTATCCCGGGAGCCGGCATCGCAGAGCCCACCACTGAAGAGGCAAAAGCCCGGTCAGCTGCGTTCTTCAAGTACGTGAGAGGCGGCGTCACAGCCTTGAACCCGGATGAGCGGAAAGCCTTGGTGGAAAACGACGTTGGGCAGTATCTCATCACTCCAGAGTTGGAAATGGAGATCGAGCGCACTCTTCCCAAGATAACCGTCGTTCGCCCGTTGGCAACAGTCCGACCAATTGGTAAAGACCGGCTGAAGGTCCGGAGTATCAGTGAAGTCCAGGTCGGCTGGGGTAAACTCGAGACAGGTACACCCATTACTGAGGGTGGCGGGGTTCCTGGTGTTCCTACTTACCAGTATGCGGAAGACCTCTATGGTCTGGCCAAGATTGGTGAGGATGAACTCCAAGACAGCGATTTCAACCTCAACGCGCTTCTAGCCGATTCGTTCACTAGAGCAATTGGTGAGGCTGAAGACCTGGCGTTCGTTATCGGTACTGGCCACGATAATGAGCAGCCTATGGGTATCACCATAGATCCTACCCTTATTCTTGGCCAGACCGATGTAGCCACAACCAACGTGGCTCTCATAGAGGAATACATGGCAGTGATGTATGCCTGCCCTGCCCAATACCGCAGAAACGGCTCCTGGGTTGTGAACTCAGCTACTGAGCTCCGCCTGAGGCAGATGAGGGCCGTTGACGGTGCAGGAACTGAGTTTGGTACATTCCTGTGGCAGCCTAGTCTGATAGCAGACAAACCCAACACCTTCCTAGGTCACCCGATATACAACCAGGACGATATAGCGGCTATTGCTGGTGCGGCCAATGTAATCGCTATCTTCGGAGACTTCAAAGCCGGTTACCGGGTTATTGACCGGCAGGGTATTACCCTCCAGAGACTGGTTGAGCTCTACTCCGAGGAAGGGTTGGTCGGCTTCAAGGTCCACAAGAGGGTTGGTGGTGGCGTGATAAAGGCAGCGAACAAACCGTTCGTACTACTGGCCGACATAGCATAAGTCAAGCACACCTAGTAACAGGTGAAGCGAATAAGCCGTGAGGTGGGTGAAAATTAACGCCCACCCACGTATCACTCGGAGGTGATAACATGGTAGCAAAGATACAGAGATTGCACTTACCCAAGATTGGAGAGGGCGTACTCTACATACCAAGCGGTATGCCCTTCGAGGCAGACGATGATCCGCAGTATCCTGCAGGCGCATACATGAGGCTCGGTAACAAGGAGTTCATCTACGCCATCGCTGGTGGAGACGTGATTCCTGATATGGGAGCAATGAACTCCTACAAGCAGAAGGTTGTCAGAGCCCACTGTGCTGTAGAGGTTGCTGCAGGGTCGCTGGTAGTGGGTATTACTCCAGACAGTGATTCGGGTCTAGCTTGGACCGAAGGTGTTGCTGAAGACGAGCTCAAAGGTGGGCAATTCATAGGCTTCCCCACTGGTAACAAGGCTTTCATGCGTGGCATAGTCAGCAATACAGTTATCCCTGCTGGGAGTGGGACTATTTACATCACTCTAGATTCACCTACTCCAACATTACTTCAAGCAGATAAGTGGTGTGAAGCTATACGGAACCCTTATGGGGCTGTGAAGCAGAACCAAGGTGCGTATGCAATGGTCATGGGTATGCCAACAGTCGTAGCAACTGTGGGCCAGGGTTTGTGGCTCCAGGTAAGTGGACCTGGCTGGGCTGCGCCTGCTGCGGATATCGGCTCAGAAGCCAATAACCAGGAAGCAGTATTCGTGGGCAATGGGAGTATTGCTCTTCGCAGCGAGTCGGGCAACGAAGATTGCCAGCATGCTGGTGTCTGTATTGCCTTGGCTGCTGCTGAACGAGGCTCAATGTTCCTCATGCTCCAGATAGCGCACTAGGCAAACAGGAAGATAGCCCTGCTAGCGGGGTCCTCCTTCGGGTTGGGGGGAGTGGGTAACTGCTCCCCCTGACAGGAAAGAAAAGGTGGTGAATATGCGAGTAAGGACACTCAAACCTTTAGTTTCATCCTACGGCGGTTTTCCTCCGGGTGTAGTAGTTGACGTTCCCGATAAGGTAGCTAGGCAGTGGTGTAAGGTTGGGTTGGCTATGCAGGATAAGAGTCTCGACGGTGCTAAGGAGTCAAAGGTAGAGCCAAGAGCCGAAGCAAAGGTTGTAGCAGTTCCTGAAGACGTCAGCTCCAGCATTGCCAGTCTCCGGAGCAGATTAGGGAGGAAGTAATGACAGTAAAGAAGATATTGGACAGATACTATGAGGGGTTATCTACTGACCCTAAACCCACTGGTGTTATCCCTATGTCATATTTCAGGGAGACAGACACCTACTTCCTGTATAAGACGTTTGATGGTGATACCTGGGTCACAATAGATTGGGGATTGCTAGGTAATGTAGCAGTCCTTCAGCACCACATCCACTCCCGTATGCGTGTCTACCCGCAGGATGTGAGTGCAACGATAGCTCTAGCTCCAACTGCGGTAGCTAACACCTTTGGTGATTGGACAGAGGCGATACCAATCAATACCATAGATTTTATGTATATGGTTATTGGTCTAGTTATAGAGGTAGCGAATGCTGCGACAACTTTTCTTGTTCAAATGGGATACAGCATAGTAGATGGAATTGAACCTACAACTGCTCAGATATTGGGCGAAAGAAGATTCCTGTTACCTTCTCCAATAAATAAGGCTACTGAGGTTCTCGGTATACACGCTGCTCACTGCCCAGCTAATGCAAAACTATGGGGTAGGTTAAAGACAGCCTCCGGCACAGCTCAAGGGCTTGAGATTAGTGTTGCCATAATACGACATCAGGAGGTAACCAATCCGATAACACATCTGGAAACATGGCCGTGGTCAACATAAGGAGGATAACATGCCAGAAGCAGCAGTAGATAATGGAGTAAAGGTCGCGGGCTACACCGAAATCAGAAACGGTATTTGTGAGAACTGCCACATACCTATGGATGTGATTTGTACTGTCTGCTCCACAGTCGTGGGAAGAGTTGATGGAGGATACCACTGCCCACAGTGTGGCGATAACGATGGCGTCTACCGTTGCCCGACTTGTGGTGGTAAAAAGGGTGAGCTGCTTGTGGCTTTCAATTCATTAGAGGTAGAAGACCGTGTAGGAAACGAATACCAGAAGGAGAGGATAATCTATTGTATGAAACACAGACGAGATAACATACCAGGATACCTCAGGACTGGGGGCAAGCTCCCGCTCTTCAAAGGGAAGAAGGGAGAAGCCCAAAGACTGAAGGAATTAAATATACAGGAGGTGAACCATGGCTGAAAGATGTATTCCGACAGCACTACTTTTTCAGAGTGTGAGCAAGTTGCTCAAGGGGGATGCTCCAGACTCACTTACCCATTTGGGCTTGTCCACAGACGCGGCTACAAAAGACCTGACTGTGGACTCCAAAAAGTTCGCAACAGAGATTACCAGAAAGGCAGTCGCGCCCTCACTAGAGACAATCACCAAGACGGATGACACGGTGGTTCAAAAACAGGCAGACTGGGAGCCTGGTGCGAACACCATCTATGGCGCTGGGATGTTCACTGCTCTTGAAGGTGACCTGTTGCAGGTCCTCCATGAGTGGGCAGCGTCAGTTACCTTTGAGGCCGGGGATAAGGTAACTGAGACCATGAAGATTCAGTCCAAGCAGGGTGCATAATAAGAGCTGGAGAGTAACATATGTTCTCACTGGATGAAGGCGAGGTAAAGCTATTCAGTAAGTATTATGGCAGGAATGACCTTGTCCAGGATGAGGAATTCTGGCAGGATGTTTATGCCTACTACGTTCTGGAAGTCCATAATGCACCTCTGCCTATGGAGTATAATCCTTCCACGCTCAGGATAGTGAAGGAAATGCTAGTTTGTCCGCCTGGTGTATGTGGCAAATGCTGTTACTATAATCATGTTGAGCTCCACGATTATGACATCAGGCGGATAACAGAAAACACCGAATATACAAAAGAGGACTTTAAGAAGCTAATAACGGTAAAGGATAACAAGACAGTTATGAGTGCTGCTGGTGGTTGTCCTTTCCTCAAGGATAATGCCTGCACGATATACGAATTCAGACCAGATGCTTGCTGGATGTTCCCGTTCAGCGGTAAGAGCATGATGATTGGGAATGTGCAGGTGAAGCAGATGCAGATAAGGATTAAATGTGAACCGGCGTTGGCAGTAGCGAGGAAGGTGATTACAGAGGTGATGAAAGATAAAGATAAAATATTACTCCCTGATTTGACGATAATTCCCAAGGTGGAGAAATAATGCCCAATAATAGGGTCATCATAAACCCTAACTTCAAGAGTAATGGTGAGTTCCACAGAAGCCTGAAAGCTAGAGGTGTTGGAGCCAAGGACTTTCCCAACAGCCATTCTGAAGTTGTATACCTCGGCAATGGGAAGTTTGGTGCGTCTATTGGCATCGGTCATAAAGTATTCTTCGATAAGGCTGACGGTAATAAGCCCAAGAAGCACAAGCTCACCGATGAACGCCCAACCAAGGATTATGTCCTGATTCAGGGAGCTAAATGCTGCACTGAGGTTCATCCTTACTACGCCAAGTATTTTGATACCCAGCACGAAGAGGTCAGGCTATATGAGGAACGCTGGGTAGTCCAGAGGCTCTTCAAAGCGCCTGATGAATGGCGTGATGTGGATTCATATAATCCTGTTATGTCAGTTGAGGAATATTCTGAGTCTACTGGTGATGTAATGAAGGTCAGTATCGTAAGTGATACTGACTATGGCACCTTAACAGTTGAATATTTCCAGAGGGATGGCAATAACCTCAAGCACAATGTCTACTTCACTAATACCTCAGGTTCCACTGGGACTTTCAGAGTGGTGCAGAGATGGGCGGGTATAGTTGGAGATAAGGTTAATGGCAAGGATTATCCTCTGATTACCGATGAGTCAGTTCTTAACTTCCGCAAAGCCGATGGGAAGCTATCTGTAGCTGAAAATCTTCGCTCAATGATGTTCAACCCCGATGGCTCAGAGAAGACGGAGAAGTGTCTTCAGAGACCTATCAGTATTGAAGCTCACGCTCAAGGAATGAAGGCTGATTTTATTTATGCTCAGTGGGTTCTAGTTCAGAATGAGAGTTTGGAGATTGACCCTGGCACAGCAACACTAGATAACCCAACAGAGGATGGTGATATCCGTGACGCTACGGCTAGGGACAATAGTGACACCTATATATATATGGCTTATACCGTCCAGAAGCATAGAGCATATGTGGAATGGGATGTTTCAGGAATAGATGATGGTGCAATAATCACCAATACAGTTTTTAAGTACCACGGTGGTCCGTGGCATGCTAATGGTTATAAGTCGGACTGCCATATTAATGAGATACTTGGAGCAAGACCATCTACTTCTAGTAATGCAGACCTTTGGGCCGAAATCGGAGAAGGAACCACTTATGCTAGCCCAGATGGATTCCCTGTTGTTGCTACTAACCAGCAAGTAGACTTGGGTGCTTCGGCGGATGCAGACCTCCAGGCTCAACTTGCTGTTAACAACTGGTTCGGGATTGGGATACAGCTCGATGATGAAGTTAGCTGGAGTGGAGCAAGTTACTCTGGTATTCGTTCTGAGGAATATGCTACTCCTACCCCTCCACCAACTCTCTATGTGGAATATACAGCACCACCTACAGTCACCACTGAAGCAGTAGATGACATAGCTGCTACCACAGCCACAGGCAACGGTACCATTACTGCTGGTGCACCTTGCGACAAGAGGGGAATAGTCTATGACTTAGCCACACATGGTGACCCTGGCGATACTGCTCCCGCAGTTTCGGATTATGGTGATTATGAAGAAGAAGCTAACGGATTCGGTACTGGTGTGTTTGACCGACCTCTAACAGGTCTTACTGAAGTAACCACATATTATGCCCGTGCCTATGCTCATAACTCAGAAGGCTACGCCTACGGTGACGAGGTCAATTTCAGGACTCTGTTCACCCCTCGTTCAGGTACAGCTTTACTTGGGGAGAAGGGAACAGCTACCAGAGTTGGTACACTGGTTAGAGCTGATGAAGCTTCACTTGGTTTGTTATCAACAGGAAGCAGAGCAATAGTTTATACTCCACGGTCAGCCACAGCATTACTGGGGTTGCTGTCGACAGGTGCGAGAGCAGTAGCTTATGACAGGGTTGAGACCGCTCTGTTAGGCTTGAAAGGCACAGCTACTAGAGTCCTTGTCCTCACTAGAGGGAATTCAGCACTCTTGGGTCTGCTGGGAGCAGGTGTCAGAGTATTGACATTGATAAGGGCTGATACAGCCCTACTCGGTCTGAAAACTACAGGATTGAAGTATCTTGTATTTACCTTCTCAGCTACCGCATTGCTTGGACTGAAGACTACTGGTGTAAGAACAATTGTGTTGAGTCGAGCCGATACTGCCCTGCTCGGTCTCAAAGGCACAGCCACACGGGTACTTGTCCTCACCAGAGCAGATGATGCCTTGTTAGGATTGAAGTCAACTGGTGCAAGAGCAGTGGCTTATGCAAGAACAAATACAGCCTTATTGGGATTGAGAACTGCGGTTTATATAGCTCCAGCCGCTGAAACCTTAAGACCAAATGCTGCTGGGGATGAGACAGCTCTTGCTAAAAGTGGATTTGGTGGTGCGAACTGGGATAGGGTAGCCGAAGAATTTCCTGATGATGGTGACACTTATGTTTATGCTCAGTCAAAAACCTATCGACGTGACCTATACAATGTTGAGCCTCACGCTGCGGGTAGTGGTATTATAAACTTCATTAAAGTTTACAGTCGATGTTATGGTGCATCTACTAATAATTCAGATGTCGTGATTACAATCAAGTCAGGAACTGGGGCTGGTGACCCTGACACTATTGGCGAGTCTGACGAGAACAGCTTGCCTTGGGGTTGGGCCGACGATTCTTTCCAGTGGAACACAAATCCTGCCACTGGTTTAGCTTGGACCTGGGACGAGATAGACAGGTTACAAATAGGTATAGCCTTACGAGAGACTGAGTATGGATGGGACACAAGATGTACTCAGGTCTATGTTGAGGTTGATTACGGGGAAGAGGGAGCACTGAGAATCCTAGTATTAAATCGTGCTAGTTCTGCCCTGCTAAGTCTGAAAACTACAGGCGCTAAAGTCCTCACACTTATTCGTGGGGCTACCGCAATACTCGGATATACTCCTACTGGTGTTCGGGTTCTTAAGCTTATTCGTACAGCTACTGCGTATCTGGGTCTGAAAACTACTGGCGTCAGAACAGTGGTATTAACTAGAGGAGAGACTGCTCTGCTGGGATTGAAAACCACTGGTGTTAGAGTGCTAACACTCATACGAGCCAATACTTCTCTTCTTGGATTAAAGACCACAGCGACCCGAGTCCTCGCGCTGATTCGTGGGGCGACAGCCTTACTCGGATTTGACCCGACTGGTGTAAGAGTTCTCAAACTTGTCCGCACAGCTACCGCGTATTTAGGGTTGAAAACAACAGGAGTTAGGGTGGTTGCTTTTTCGAGGGTTGCCACAGCTCTACTTGGACTGACGACAACTGGGGTAAAAGTAGCCAATTTCATAAGGTCGGCCACTGCATTACTCGGATTAGCATCCACTGGTACAAGAGTCCTGGTATTAACCCGGATTGCTACTACTGTCTTACTAGGATTACTAACTACCGGCAAGAAAGTCTGGATAGTTGGCCGTATACATCTAGTATCACGAGCTTATGCTCTGGGCAAAAGCATGGTAAGGTATACACTGGGCAGAAGTCGAGACAAATATACCCTGGGAAAAAGCAAGGACCATTATGACTTAGGGAGGATGAAATAATGGCATTAAGTGATGCAAGTTTAGTGACATTGGTGCAGGCAAAAAACTATCTGAGAATTGATGTAGCAGCCAGTTTGCACGTGGATGCCGAGTTTGTTGGCGCAGGAGATGCTGGTGGAACTGATGAATTTGACCTTGACCACACGCCTGTAGAAGGCAGCCTGAAACTGTACCTTGAGAACGTCTTGCAGGTTGAACCTACCCACTTCAGCATTGCTGTTGCCACCATTACATTTGTTACACCTCCTCCAGACGGCGATATAATTACTGCCTCTTATGACTATGCAGCTGAAGCTAATACGTTTGAGAGCTATGATGACCTTGAGCTGGAAAGTCTTATCGCAGCAGCAACGAGGAAAGCAGAAGAGCATACAGGAAGAGTATTTATCCAACGCGAGATAATCGAAACTCATATAGGCGACGGCACCAAGATGTTGAAACTGTACAAGATGCCAATAGTCAGCACAGTAGCCATTGCCATAACAGTTGACGGCGTTGAGCTAGAAAGCTGGAGTGAACGGCTTAGTATTGGGCGGATATACAATTTGAGTGTGTGGGAGGCAGATTCCGAGATAGTTGTAACATACACTGCCGGATATGGCGACAGAACAGCTACACAGGGATTGATTCCAGATGCGGTGAGTGCGGTATTATTGATATTGGCTGATCTATACGAGAATCGCGGTGATAAGGTAGACAGCATAAATGTGAGTGGAGTTGGTGCTACGAGCTACAAGCTGCCAAGCAGAGCTGAAGAATTGCTGAGACCGTTGAGGACGAGTGTACTATGATAGATGTAAAGGCAAGATTAGCGGAAATGCAGGAACGGTTAGGACTCTCTGATGGCCCACCAGGGTGGGAAGAGATGTTTATAGTCAATCCTGGTGAGATACCATGGTGGAGAATTGACGACTACAAAGAGAGACATGGGGTCTACAACCAACAACGGCAGCGGGTGACTAAGATAACCCATCCAAGGTACTTTAGTGAAGCAACAATGAAATCCTGTAAAAAACATCCAGAGACGAGAGAGAAATATCTCAATGAGCATCCTGAACTTCTTGCTGAGATACGAAAAAGGTATAACGAGACCCCTGGAGGCAAAGCCGCACGGGCTAAAGGTACAGCTACACGTCGGAGACGCTCCGATGACCCTGCATTATACGCAGCAAGAACTTATCTGCTGCATGACCTTCAGGAGTCTTGCGCTATATGTGGGGCTCTGTATGATATTACCCATGTAATTGACCATATTATTGCTCTTTGCCTTGGTGGTACAGACGCCTGGGATAATTACCAGCCTGCCTGTATCTTATGCCATAGAGAAAAAACAGCAGAAGACCTGCGTAAGTATGGAGAGGTGCTTCGGAGGCAAGCAAATGTTATCTAGTATTCTCAAAGACAGGGTAACCATACAACTGAGGGTTGCTACTCAGACTGCAGGGGGTGAAACGGTGGTATGGACTCCTGTGCAAACATTACATGCCCGGGTCATACCATTGGATGCTAGAGCACGGGCAGTGTATATGCAGATGCAGAGTGTGGTAACACATCGGATTGTGTTCCGTGGTGGCGTGAGCCTATCGTTGGGCAACAACAGGATATTACATGGCTCAAAGACATATGAACCAGTTGAGCCTGCTCAGGAAATTGGGGACTCAGTGATTATTATGGTAAAGGAGATTTTAGCAATTTAACTGCAAAATTCTAATTTGAATACACTTAATATACAACCAAATGCATTTTTGCGCATCATTTTAGAATTTATATAGTAAAGGTCAGATCCAAATTTTAACAAGCCTAATTTTGAACTTAGGGATATAGCTAAAAGGTAAAGCTAAATGATAGAAGGTAAAGATGCCGGAAAATAAAGTAACCTTAAAATTCCACACCAAGGAAGTGATCAAGGCAATTGATGATGTTGCAGCTCAGAGAATGCTTGAGGCAGTTAACGTAGTGAGAAATACCACACTCGAGACTTTGAGTGGTCCAAGATCTGGGCGTACCTATAAGGTACCTGGTACACAACGCACATACACAGCAAGTGCGCCTGGGGAAGCACCTGCTACAGCTACGGCAAGTTTGAGACAGTCTGTGAAAGGGACAGTCGAAACTGAAGGCAAGACAGTCATAGGCAAGGTTGGAACTGATAAGGAGCACGGCAAGGAATTAGAATTCGGGACGACACATATGGCACCGAGACCTTGGCTGCGACCATCGTTTGAGGCTTCTCTTGACAAGATAAAATCTATCTTTGGTAAGAGGTGGTTACCATGACAGTAGATACACAGCAAAGCCTACTGACTTACTTGTATGATCTCTTGACAACTGATGGTGAACTCAAGGCAGCAATGAGTGACCCACTCCGCTGCTATCTTGCTTGGGCCAAACCCGACGCAGCGTTTCCTTACCTTGTTCACCGTATAGATGTTGGGCCGTCAGAGCCATTTATGATGAGGCAGGCTACTTACTACCTTGATATATGGAGTGATAGTGATAGTGCTTTTAATGAGATAGCTCCCATCAGGAAACGGATAATCGAGCTACTTGATGAGCTTGAGCCGGCTACAGACGAGATAACAGCTGGACGTCTCTGGTTACAAACTGATGGCTTTATACCCGAGACTGAACAAGGGATTTGGCATTACGCCCTCCAGTTCAACCTTCGTTATTATAGGGCTCAGGAGGTGGCAGGTATTATGAGTAGATAAGGTATGGAGAAATGCACAAACTAATCGTTCCTGAGGGGCGAAGCCCCGAAGGGAAAGCAAAATAACCAATAGGAGGTAAACACATGGCAGTCAAGAAAACAGGCGTAGGTGCAGATACCCAAGACCGCATCATAATTGATGCTGGAGCAGTTTACACAGGCTGGACCGATGTCGACACTCCAGGCACTCTTCTTGGCGCGACTAGGGGCGGAAACGTCTTCGAGCTTAACCGCACCATAAGACGTATGGACCCAGACGGAGCACGTGGGCCAGTCAAAGGCTTCCGCAGAATAGAGGAAGTCGTAGCAACTCTTACCGTCAACCTGCTTGAAATCACTGAGACCAATCTGATGATGGCAATAGCAGGCTCCAATTCTCCAGCCACTCCTATAGTTGGTGGAGAGATTGCAGACGCTGATTACATCAGCAATGTAGTTCTTGTTGGTACGGTAACTGACCCCGACCTTCCAGGCACATCCAAGCCTATCATTTGTATACTGGAGAATTGCTTAGTTACTGGGCCATTCAGTCTCGGGATGAGCCCTAAGGATGAAGCCGTTCTCACGATGGTATTCGAGGCTCACTACTTACCTGCAGCCCTTGATACCGAGCCTTGGAGCATTGAATATCCGGCGGCATAAATAATATGAGGGAATAATTCCCTATAGGAGGTAAGGTACATGACAGTTGCAAAACACGGTGTAAGCGCAGATAGCCAAGACCGAATACTTATCGATGCTGGGGCTGTCTATTTGGGTTTCTTGAGTGTTGCCAATCCAGGAACGTTACTTGGGGCAACACGAGGTGGTAATACCTTTGACCTTGCCCGCACTATCAGGCGTATGGAGGCTGACGGCGCTCGTGGCCCAGTGAAAGGTTTCAGGCGAGTCGAAGAGGTTGTAGCCACAATCAGGGCTAACATGATGGAGCTTACTGCAGAGAACCTGAGACTAGCAATAGCTGATGCCATATACAAGTCAGGCACGTCTACTGTTGGGGAGTGGGAGACTTGCGGTGCTGGTAACGACAAACAGAAGGAATTCCAGCTCGGCTTCCTCATAGACGACTGCGAGACCATATGGGAAGAAGGTACACCTACAGGTGTCACAGAATCGAAGGATGAGGTGGTCTTCGAGTGTGGAACCGCCAGTGCTAAATTCGCGGTAGGAGCTGGTGCAGGGGCTAACCAGGTTCTAGGTTCCATAGACCGTAGTCTTAGCGTCTTAAGCTATACTACTCTGAAAACCTACGAGTTCCTGGGACTTCGAGTCAAGAGCTCCATAGCCATCAAGGCTGGGCAGCTACAGATACTGCTAGACAAGGATGCAGCTTGTGCCAGCCCAGAGGCTACCATAGACCTTCCAGCAATACCGGCAGGTGTAATGACAACGGTTATGGTTCCTGCTGACTTCTCGGGTCTTACTGCTGATGTAGAATCGGTAGGCGTAAAGCAGGTTCCAGACCTGGGAGTATTCGACCTGAATCTTGATGAGATTAAGGCAGTCCACGGTATGGTCGAGACAAACAGTGAAACCGTCGTGGAGAATGTTACGGAGGCAACCAGATACACTGACTACACGATGGACTACGATAAGGGAACAATCCAGTTCGTCAACGCAGTCACTGACGGTGAGGATGTAAAAGTCTCCTACAAGCATCGCACCATCTCGGTTGATGCAGTCATAGGTGGTGAAACCACAGAAGCAAACCTCGCCATCATCAAGGACACTGCATACATTGACTCAGTGGCGATTGTGGGCACTATCACAAAATTCAACGGGACCACTGCGCCCATAATTGTTAAGATAATCAATGCCCTCTGTGACACTGCCTTTAGCCTATCAATGGCGCCCAAGGATGAGGCAGTACCTGAGTTAACATTCACGGCCCACTACGCAAATAATGCTCTTGATACCGAGCCGTGGGAAATCACGTACCCAAGCTAAAGTAATCACGAAGGAGGACAACAAAACAGTGGATATTGAAATCAGAGAACTCCAAGTAAAAGATGTCTTTGCTGTAGCTAGGATGCTGGGCAAGGTAACTAAAGGTGCACGAATACAGTTAGCTTCTGCATTAACCGGTAAGAAGATTAATCCCACCGAGTTAGGCATGGTGCTATTCCAGAGTCTGGTCACTGAAGCTGAGGAGGATATCAAGGTTTGGTTGGCAGACCTGGCTGGTAAAGAGGTGATAGAATTTGAAATTATGCCTGCTATAACTGTTCTGGATGTCATCGAGGGTCTTATTCAAAAAGAAGGCATCAGGGATTTTTTATCGCGGGCTTCCCAGTTAGCGGGCAAGTCTGCCACCAAAGACTAAATAGGATATTCGATCTAATACAGGCACGGTATGGTTGGACAGATGAGGTAGTAAATGGCTTGCTATTCAGCCGGTTCTTACAATTACGAGACTTACTCCAAAAAGCAAAGCAGGATGAGGTTCACGAGAAGTTTACACTGTCTGCCTTTACAGCTTGGCAACAAGGAGCAGGTCCAGGATTGAAGTTCAGTGAATACCTAGAAGGATTAGGTTTGTCGGATAAACAGGCAACTAGTGTAGAGTCAAAGGAATTGACTGCCAAGGAAGCCATAGCTAAGGCTGAAAAGATTATGGTTATGGTTTCTAAGAAGGATAAAGTATAATGGACATTTTTACTCTGTTCGGGAACATAGTTCTTGACGGCCAGGAAAAAGTCAACCAGCAGTTATCCGGACTGGAGAAGAACGCTGAGAAGGTCTCCAAGGGACTCAAGGTAGTTGGTGCCGCATTTACTGCTGTTGGTGTTGCTGGCCTGGCTATTGTTGCTTCCACCAAGAAGATAAATACTGAACTGGCTGCGGCAGGTGTCAATCTTGGCATGACCGGCAAGGAGATGAGGGGTCTTGCTCTCGACGTAACAAATGTGACATTCCCTCTTGAGAGTGTGGTGGCAACATTCAATCTGCTATCTAAGGCAGGAATCACAACAGCAGAGGACATGAAAACAGTAGCTAATGATTTCGACCTGCTGGCAGATGCCGTTGGAAGCACTGCAGAGATGGTCGGTGAGACTATGATTATGGGAATGAAGACTTTTCGTAAGGAGGTAGCTGAGAGCGGTAAATATCTGGATAATGTAACTTACCTGACTAAGAATACCACTCTATCTATCGAAGACTTGAATTCTGTTTTGGGGTACACCACTGCAGAGGCGGTAGATATGGGACTCACATTTGAAGACACTATCGCTATCCTTGGTGTCCTAGAAGATAAGGGTGTGTCTGGTGCAGTTGCTACACGTGCCTGGAGGAGCGCCCTGACTGAATCAGAGAAGACTGGTAAATCTATGGGTGAGGTATTAGGTGTAACTAATGATGAAATAGCAGAGTTTAATGACAAAATCAGTGACGCTACGGGAATCACTCAAAAGTATGCTGACATATCTGCGGAACAATTTACCATCATGGATAAGCTCAAGCAGAAGTGGAGTGAGTTGACTCTAGGAGCAAGTGGATTCCTTGAGCCTCTTGAACCTATTCTGGCTGGTCTAACAGCACTTGGCCCGTTGATGATTGGATTCTCTATGGTAAAAATCCCTAGTCTAATCGCTGCATGGCACGGCTTACAAAGTCTTATGACGACAAGAGTAATTCCAGCAATCACAGGTGTTACTGCTGCTCTTTGGGCAAAGGTTGCTGCTCTCTATGCATCTATGGTAGCGATGGGGCCGGCAGGTTGGGCTATGGCAGCTACATCAATGGTTCTTATAGCAGGTGGCCTCGCTGCTATTGCGATAAAAGCGAAAGATGCTCTTAGTGGTCTTACAGGCAAAGTAGAGGATTATATTTCACCGACAAGAGAAGCAGCTGGTGTTACTAAGGAGTTTAGTGATAACTTATCAGAACTGGAAACTGTAACACGTGAAGTCTCTGAGGCTAATGACCTATTAGCACAGGCAAACAAATGGTTGGTAGCGATAAGAGAGGAACGAACCAAAACTATCGAGGAACAAATTGCTGAGGAAAAAGAGCTGGTAACCGCTACGGATAAAGTTACAGCTGCGGAGGGGTATTCGGTAGAGCAGCAGCTTTTGGGCGCAGATGCGTTGGAAGCCTTGATTGCAACTACTACCGATTCAGTAAATGCGAAAGAGGCTTACCTTAAAACTCTTCTTGCAATCGAAGACCCAACTAGTAAAGAAATAGAGGCTGTAATTACTCTAACTGGTGAATTGACTGAGCTAAATAATGCAAGAAAAATACAACTGGAAGCCCTAGAAGAAGCTAACAGGCTGGATGAAGAACGCATCAGGCTAGATGAAGAGCGCATCAGGAAATACAAAGACTTTATAGCAGTAGTAGACGGGATAGGTGAAGCATTTATCCATAGTCAAACTGAAGCTGGCGAGCTCGGCGTATCGTTTGAAGACCTTATCAATTACGCACTTGAGATGGGAATAGAGATAAACCTAACTCGAGAGCATTTTGAAGAGTTTGGCTTCGATGTTAATAAGGCAGCTGAAGCGATGGAGATAGATTTAGCCTTAGTTGCTGACTCTTTCAGTGATGTAAGAGAAAGAATTGATGGAGTCACTGAAGCTCTTATTTACGATAAGTCAGAGGCTGGCAGATACAGGCTTACCCTTGATGATGTTATCAGAACCGCATCTATAATGGGTAGAACTAATGAATGGATAGAGAGAACATTACTGGATATGGGTGATGCAAGCAGTGATGTAAATTCAGTTCTGGGTGCAATGGGCTTCACTGCCAAAGAAACTGCTGATGCTGTCGGTAAAAAGGCTGTCGCAGTCAGAGATGAGGCAGAAGCCGATAAAGATGCTAAAAAGGCAGCAGATGATTTAGCCAAAGCTTATGATGGAATAGGGAAATCCTCAGAACAACTCAAAGCAGACCTCCAGGCACTGATTGCTGTAGGGGGCAGGCCAACTGAGGAACAGATACTTGAAGTTCATAGAAAAAGGCTTGAAGAAAAGGCTGCAGCAAAAGTTGGTGGAGGTGGTGCTGCACCACTTGCGGTGAGATTCCCACAGCCTGCTGTTCCGGAAGTTCTTGGAGAAGTTGAACGAACAGTAGAAGATGCCATCGAATCTATAAGAGAAGCAGGTGAGAGGGCACCAACCGAAGACGAACGTGGTGAGATTGGATATGAACGTGGTGGTATCGCTATGCGCCCTATGCTTGCTCGTGTAGGTGAGTTGGCACCGAGGATACCTGAAGTGATGATACCACTAAGTCAAGAAGCACTGGGGAAGCTAGGACTTGGTGGCCCAGCTGTGCTAATCACAGGCAATACTTTTAATGTGAGAGATGACCGAGACATAGACCGTGTAGCAGACCAGCTAGTTAATAGGATAAGATTAAGGACAGGTGTCCATATATAAATAGGAGGTGAAACATGGTAGGCGGAATAATGAGGAAACCAATAACCAAGACAGAGGCTCAGGGCTATGCACCAAACTGGCCAGCGTTAAAGGAGCATTTCCCAGAGATAGTTGGGATGCTCAACTATACCGAGAGGTGGTCATACATTCAGGGCAGGTGCCTGGAGTCTAAAGATGATGCCGAGTTTGTCAAAAAACACAGGCCCAAACTTCCCGATTCTTATAGAGTTATCATAAATAGAGTTGTTACTGATGACTTTGTAGAGGACATTGTAGATGCATTGGTTGCTGAGACGTGGACTCCTCTTTACAAGTATCATCACTCTGGTACAGGAGTAGGTGCTGAAGCTGCTTCTGATGCTGGCCTTGGAACGCCTGTAGAAGATGCCCGTGATGTTGGAACACATGTTGAGGACAGCTCGAAGGTTTACAAGAGCATAGCAACTACTACTTATACTGGAGGACATGCTATCACAGAACATGGAATATTCAAGAGTGCTGGTGCTGGTGGCCCTCCTGTTACTGGAGGCATCTTGATGGATAGGACAAAGTTTGCCCCTATTAACGTAGTAGCG